CTCCCGGCTGCCACCGATATGACTCTCTCAGGCGGCACCATCACCGGGACTGATACCGGCACTGGACCGATGCTCAGCCTGACCAATAACACCCTGACAAACTCTAACCTCGTCACCCTAAGCGCCACTGCTATGACTTCCGGCAAAGGCGTTTCCTTCACCGCGGCTGGTGTCCTGACGGGTGATTGTTTCTATGCCCAGGCTACCGAGGGCGCGGGGTTCACTGGTAACTACTTCCGGGGTTATGACGGCACAGCGGATGACATCACGATCAAACGTCATGGAGCTATCACCATAACCGGGAATGCCTCAGCCGACATGTTGACCATCACCGCGGGCGATATCCAACTCACCGCGGGCGACATCGACCTGGATAACGGCCAGTTGATGGTGGACACCACACAGGATCTCGCCAGCAACATCAGCCGGAATTTTGCTGGTGCCGGTGGTGCCGCTTTGTTGACCGTGGCTGAACAAAATGCTGGTTCTACCAACACGGCCCTGGCGGTGACTAATGCCGGGACCGCGGCTTCAACCGGTTTGTCTGTGGCTCACAGCGGCGATAACCCGACTGTGGCCCTGACTGCGGGTGCGGCTCGGACCGGCGATGTCATAAATATCGACATGGCTAACCAGCTCGATCAGCGGGCTCTAAACATCACCGGGGCTATAACCAGCGTGGCGGCAGGAGGTGTCATCGAAGTCCACGCTACGGGGGTTATCCCGGCCACTGCTTCTCTACTGCGGTTGGATGCTGACACGGCCCAACCAGGGGACGGCGACGGCTGGATGCTCAATATCGACGACGACACCCTTGTTGTGGCCACACCCAGCAAGTATGCGGTACTCATTGACAGCAATGCCAATGAAGCCCTACATGTGGCGACCGGGAAATCGTTGTTTGATGAAGTGGCAACTTTTACCTCTGGTATTGTGGCTACTGGTGATATTGACGTTGATTTCTCCGCCAACACGGAAGAAATGAATGTTACCACGGCGGTTACGGATTATGCTGCGGGTACAGGAGTAGTCACGGTTTTTTCCAGTGGTGCAGGTGCTACCAATAATACCCATCTCCTGCGGCTAGTCAACGCGACTAATGGCGATGCCCAGGACCATTTCATCCTGTGCCAGGACAATTCTAACGGCGCGGCGGCTAACGGCGATGAGATGTTTGCAGTTGGAAGTGGTGGCGCGGTAAGGGCAGCCGGCGGTGTGGCCCCTGGGCCGACTGTTACCAGCGCCTTGCACAGCACCACCGTAACCATAGCCAATGCCGATATTAAGACTCTGCGCGCCACTCCCGTTACTTTGGTTGCGGCTCCGGGGGTTGGTTATTACGTGGAATTGGTAAGCGCCACCTTGATTCTCAATTACTCTACAGCCGTGTTCACAGAAAGCGCCGATAACCTGGTGATTCAATATAATACATCGGGATTGGATGCTACCGCGGCTATCGAAACCACCGGTTTCATTGACCAAGCAGCCGACCAGGTAGCTCATATCAAGGGAGATACCATCATCACCGCCACCGCAGCCAATATGGCTAATCTGGCCCTGGAACTGTTTAATACCGGGGACGGGGAATTTGGCGGCGGCAATGACAGCACCATGAACGTGGTCGTAACCTATTGGGTCCATGCTACCGGCTTATAACCTTTGAATGGGGGGCTTCGGCCCCCCTCGTTTTAACGAGGAATGGTTTATGGATAAACATATCCCAGGCTTTTTATTCCATGAGGATTGTCGGGAAGGGCGGATTTTTTATGATGTTACGAGCAGAAATGAAGCCTTGGCCACCGGCTGGGTGACGGGGCCGCACCTGATTGTTCCCAAGACAGACCCGGAACCGCTTCCATCCGAAGTTCCGAAAGTTCCGAAACCTAAGAAACACAGGGTTTCTAAAGGTAAACGCTAATGGCCACCGCCCGCACGGTCCTACAACTTATCAGTGATGCCCTGAGCCTGGCGGGGCATTACGCCCCCGGCGAACCCATAGCCGCGGAGGATTCGGACCTGGCCTTGCGCCTCCTGCAAGACCTCCTAGCTGAATGGGCTGGGCAGACCTTGACGGTCCCCTGTCTGGTGCTTGAAGCGATAACCCTGGCGGCGGCTAAAAACTCCTACAGCGTAGGGGAAGCTGCAGGAGCAGATTTAAGCACGGTGAGGCCGGAACAGATAGTTGGGGCATTTGTCCGGGATTCGTCTAACCATGACTATTCGGTGAGCATCATCGGAGAACGGGCTTACCGGCTTCTGGAGGAAAAAACCGCGCGGACCGGCAGGCCCGAGTGGATATGGCCCAATTATACCGCCCCCAACATGACCATTTATACTTATCCGACTCCGGATGCCATAGAAGCCCTTTCCATCCAGAGCATCAAGACGCTGACGGAACCCACTACGCTTGTTCAGGACTTATTGGCGACCGTCTCCATCCCCCGGGTTTACCACAACGCCCTGAAATTCAATCTGGCGGTGGACCTGGCACCGCATTACGACAAGCAATTGTCGCCCCTAACAGTGGCTCGTGCAACTCAAACCCTACGCACTATTAAAAGCCTCAACATAGCCCGCCGCGTCGAGGCGGCTAACATTGAAATCACTACCAGCGGCGGAGGTTATTTCAACGGAGATACCCTGGGAGAGTAAGAAAATGCCTGTGAAAATCACTAAATTAGGTGGCGGTAAGGTGAAAGTAAGTACTCCCGGCGGAACCAGGGCGAAGGCGACTATCATGGAGAAAGCCAAAGCTCAGAAACGCCTTTTGGATGCCGTGGAACATTCAGATTGGAGACCAACAGGGAAAAAGTTGAAGAAAGGTAAATAACTATGCCAATGAATTACTTGTCAAAGATGCCAATAGGGGGTGGTATGGCAATACCAAATAACAACCTAATGGTATCTCCGAACAATAATGAGGTTCATTATCTTATTAATATATTGAATAAGCACAAAGACAAGAACTTTGTCCAGAGGATTATGAAACCAGATGCGGAAATGAACCCCCTATTAGACGAATATGCCGGTCCAGGTACTCACGGCACCCATCTTATGAGTAGTGGAGAATTACCGAACGGGAAGGGGTTTGCTTATCCCGAAATCATTCAAACACAAGGCGGGAATCTTCAAAGATTAGGCCGCAGGGAAGCTATGGACTATGCCGTTAAAACAGGGGAATATATAGAGTTTGATACACCTCAAGAGGCTGAATGGTTCGGTAAAAACTATAAGAAGGTTTGGGGTATAAGATGAAAATCCCATTTGTCACCGACGCTTACCGGGGTGAAGTCCCCATAAACTGGTTTCCGGCTGCGGACGCCGATAAGGGCGTAATCGCGTTCGGAACCCCGGGACTTAAACCCTGGTGCGACCTTAAAGAGGTGGTTTCCGGCCTGACTGAAGTGCGAGGCTTCGGAGTCATGGGGGATTACCTCTATGCAGTAGCGAAAAGCGGTGCCGCGACCTCCAAGGTGTTTAAGATAACCAAAAACGGGATCGCTACGGAGATAGGCGACATTAATAGCGGCCCTGGTCCGGTCCAGATTATTAATAATGGTTCTCAATTAATGTTCGGGGATGGGACCACCGCTTATACTTACACTCCAGGCACCGGAGTTTTTGCCCTGATAACCGACGTGGATTTCCCCGGAGCTGGCAGCATCACCTACCAGGATAGTTATGGGATTTTCCATGAACCGGGCACGCGCCGGTTTTGGCTAACCGCGCTCAATGATTTTACCTCGGTTGACGCCCTGGATTACGCCAGTAAAGAAGGGCGGGCCGATAATATCGTGACCGTATTTTCGGACCACCGGGAACTGTGGCTCTTCGGTAGCCTTTCAATAGAAATCTGGCAAAACTCCGGGGCCAGTCCGTTTCCTTTTGAACGTCTGGGAGGCGGGTTCATGGAGTTAGGATGCGGGGCCGCCGCTTCCATTGCTGCTGTTGATAACTCCATCTATTGGTTAAGCAATAATTGGCAGGTTTTCAGGACCGAGGGTTATCAACCCAAACTCATCAGTACCCGCAAAATGGAGCGGGAGATTGCCGGATACTTCCTTAAAAGCGACGCTTTCGCCTTCACCTACGCGGATGAGGGCCACACTTTCTATCAACTGACTTTTCCGTCTGTAGGCATCACCTGGGTCTATGATGCCGCCACTCAGGCATGGCACAAACGCAAGAGTTACCTGGATAACTGGCGCCACCGGGCGAATTGCTACGCTTTTTTCGCTGGTAAGCATCTGGTGGGGGATTACCTCAACGGCATAATCTACGAACTGGACATGGAAACCTATACGGATGATGGCCAGGAGATTCAACGCGTTCTTGATTCCAGCGAAATTAGAGCGGAGGGCAAGAGGACATTTATTCCAGCCATCCAGGTTGAAGTTGACGCAGGACAAGGTTTAGAAGACGGCACTGACCCCCACATCATGCTGCAATGGTCCAAAGATGGCGGTAATACCTGGTCAAATGAGGTATGGGCCTCAGCCGGCAAGGTCGGGGAATTTGCCAGGCGTGTCATTTTCCGCCGTCTGGGCAGTGCCTATTCCTGGATATTCAGACTAAGGGTTAGTGCAGCTATAAAATGGCGCTTATTAAGCGTCAACAGGTTGTAATATGGCTACTTTTCAACCGCCACCGATAAGAGAGAAAATCTTTACTGAAACGGGATTAAGCCCTATGTGGCGAACCTGGTTCAATTTAATCCGGGAAGCCCTGGCGAAGATTCTCACAATACCCACCGGAACGGGTTTTCGTCATGTGACCGGGGGAGTCGAGGATGCCGCGGCCAAACTGGTTGAAAATGCTGATGTACATGCCACCGCAGCCATTGTGGAAAGTAAACTGGCGTTTGACCCTGTGGCCGGCCACGCCCACACCGGGGTCGATTCTAAGAAGGTTGACCACGGGGATCTGCTTGGTTTAGCGGATGATGACCACACCCAATATATCAAGCATTCCCTGGCCACCGCAGTCAGTGATTTCCTGGTAGCTTCCGGGGCCGGGGTTTTTATCAAAAAGACGCTGGCGGAAGTCCAGACGATTCTTGGTCTCGGGAGCGCCGCTTATACCGCTTCAACGGATTACGCCCCGGCTGCTGAGGGGGTTACGAATGGCAATACCCACGATCACGTCGGCGGTGACGGTGCCCAGATAGACCACGGTGGCCTGGCGGGTCTGGGGGATGATGACCACTCGCAGTATCTTTTATTGGCTGGCCGTGGGGTGGTAGGACTGCCCCAATATGCCAATAACGCAGCAGCAATAGCAGGGGGCCTTGGGGTAGGGGCTTTTTACCGGACCGGGGCTGACCCCGATCCCGTTATGGTGGTGCATTAAATGACCGAGCCCATGTCACCGGAACTTTACGAGAAACTCGTTTTTCTAATGAAAGGCGAAGTGAACGCCATAAAACTGAGCATAGACATGATTTACGTCTGCCACCTCTGGGATGACCTCATAGACCGTGATCTAGAGCGGGGACCGGAAGATATTCATAAGGCTTTCAGGATAGCCTTTGCCGAAATGCCCTCTAACCCGCTTTATCAGGCATACCAGCAGCAATTTAGCAGTTTGATGGCCAGTGCTGCATGTCAATATATCGACTCCACCAAACTTGAAAAAGGCAGTGATGACGAAAAACTGACGGCTTTTTGGATACGCAATGCGCTGTTAAGCGTCCTTCATTACTGCATGTTTCTGGTGGGCGGGCCGGAGTGGGTGGCGGAGCAAGGCCCGGAGTTCTGGCGGACTTTCGGACTTACCAATGCGAAATACCAGGAGTTTTTAAAGGAACCGGCAAATGAACAAGTATCTTGAGTTCTTCCCGAAACGATTAAGCGGCATCTATTTCTTCGACTTCGGCGGCGGCGGTGACGCCGGGGACGCTGCATCATCGGCGGCCGCGGCCCAGGTGGATGCTGCCAATATCGCGGCAAATACCCAGATGAAAATGTACGAGACCACCAGGGAGGACGTAGCGCCCTGGAAAGAGGCTGGCGTTGCTGCCTTAAACTTATATGCCTCCTTGCTGGGTATTCCGGGATATGGTCCTCAACCCACGCCCAAAGAAGGAGCCGTCCCCACCGGCCAGGAGCCGATATATGGTCCGGCACCGGCAGGGGGAGCGGTAAACAATCTCTTGAAGGATCCAACTACTGGCCAAGTTTATTCCGGTTCTCCTGAAAATCTCTCGGCCCTCCTATCAGGTGTAGGGGTTAGAGATTTTGAACCGGTGGGCGGTGCGGGGGGTGGCCAACCCTCCATCACCGGATACACGCCTCAATATGCGCCTGAAGACATGATTACCCCGGACATCGGGGAATATATGTCGAACTACCTGCGGAGTACCCCCGGGTATCAGTTCAGGATGGATGAAGGGGTGAACGCCCTGAATCGGGCGGCGGCTGCCAAGGGTATGCTCTACTCAGGAGCGCAGCAGAAAGGTTTGACGACGTATGGCCAGGGGTTGGCTGACCAGACCTACAACGCCCTAATGGACCGGATAATGAACCTATCGACCGGCGGTCAGAACGCGGCCTTGCAGTTAGGGGGCATCGGAGCGCAAACTGCCGGTAATGTGGCTCAGTCGCAATTAATGAGTGGCCAAGCGCAGGCGCAGGGGATTTACAACGCCTACAACGCCCGGCAGAGCGCCTACACCGGCGGGATGAATAATTTGATGGGCGGGTTGGGCCTGGGAACGGGGATTTTAAGCAGTACCGGGGCTTTGGGTGCCATAGGTTCCGGGATTAGCAGCCTATTCGCGCCGGCGGCAGCCGAAGGAATAACTGCTGGCCTCGGTGGATATTCAGCCCTGATGGCGGCCTTTTCCGACAAACGCACCAAAAAGCACATCAAACCTCTTAAAAAGAGCGCCCTCAAGAAAATCAACAGACTCAACCCGGTGACTTTCCAATATAAAGACGAGTTCGGCGGCGACTGGCAAACCGGGTATGTGGCCGATGAAGTTGAGAAGGTGGCCCCCGGAGCCGTGGTGAGGGGGCCGGGAGGCCTGCGGATGATTAACCCTCTGGCCATGAACGCTCTATTGACCCAAGCCGTCCAGGAACAGCAAGAACAGATTAATCATTTAAGGAGGGCAGCATAAGATGGTTAACTTCCTCCTGCCACAGTTAAATACTGAGCAGCCGAATTATGCCGGGTCGTTCATGCAGGGTTTTCAGATGCCTTATGCTATCCAACAAATGCAGGGTCGCAATGCCTTGCTAAAAGAAGAGATGGAGAAACGCCGGGCTTTGAAAGAGTACGCCGAGAGCGGGGATATTAATGCCCTCAAACGAGTTCCTGAGACCTATATGCAGATGAGGGATATGGAAAGTAAGGAAAAACAGCAGGACTTGGGTTTGCAGAAATTGGGGCTGGAGGTCGCTAAACAATCAGTCCCTTATCTGCTGGCCAACCCTACCCCGGAAAATTACCGGGATTTTGCTAAA